GATAAAATTGCATATAATATTGATTAAAGTTGGGTGCAATATAAGGGAAATTATTAGCGACATCAAAAACATCGCGAATCTGAAATAATTCTTGAATAGGACGCATTGTCACATTGATATGCAACTCATTGTATTGCAATGAAATAAGGGGAAATGCCATTTGACTTTTCAGGTTGAACCACGCATTTAAAGGAACATACAAGGTGCGGCCGCGAATTGACGGCTCTACTCCGGCTTGATTTGAAATATAGAAAGCATTTGGATAAGAGTTGACGCGAGTGCCGGCATTTGCGGGGTCAAACAACTCGGGAACATGGCCAACCATTTTTTCGAATAGAGCGCGCTTTTCCGCACTAAAATCACGTTGCACCATTGCGGCCAAATACGCGCCTGAGAATTCTTGCAAGGTTTGATTACCACATGTGATTTCAATTTTGGAGATCATTTGAGCACCCAAGTATTCAATCCACTTGAATTCATAGGGGATCCATTGGCCTGCGTTATAATTGGAACTTGTGGGGTCAGAATTGGGTGGAATAATGGGACTCCAAATATTTGGCAAATCGATGGATAAATAACAATCCATTAGTAAGTCGGCATAGCGAGGTATTTTGAATGTGAAATAAGAAGATTCAGATAATCGTAAAGTTTTGGATCCTTCAAAATCCACTCTAAATTTTTGGAGACCAAAATTAGTATATTTTGCATATGTTGTTTTAAAAAAAGTTTTTGATGGATTTCCGTTTAAAATAATATTTTGTTGTCCTTCAGATACTAATTGCATTAAACCACCAGGCATTTTTGTTTTATATAACTAATGTTTATATTTTTAACTTTTTTGAATAATAATATAATATATTTATTGGTAAACTCGTCAATAAAAAATAATATATTATATTAGATATGGCAGATGCAACAATAACAATAGGTTCAAGAATGAAAAATTTTTTTACAAAAACTACAAAAGATATATTTTCGCTTAAGGAAGAATTTGTGGGAAATGCTATTTTTATAATGATTTTAGTGTTGATTGTTATTATAGGGATTTATGTTTATTACATGTTAAATTTGGATAAAAGAGAGTGTTCAATAATGCACGCTTTATATTCAAATGGACAAACAAAAAGCTATATTGCACCAATAGATTATAGTAAACCTGATTATGGGTACACCTTTAAAGATTATTATATTAAAACAGCGTATAATTGTTGCAGTGGTGGTTCATATAAAAATGATTTTGTAGGGACATGCGCTTTACAGACTTTATTAAAACAGGGTGTTAGAGGTCTCGATTTTGAGATTTATTCAATAAACGATGAACCAGTTGTTGCGACTTCTACTGTACCAAATTACTATGTCAAAGAAACTTACAACTCGGTTCCATTTTTGAGTGTAATGGATACAATAATTAATTATGGATTTTCGGGATCAATTGCACCTAATCCGACGGATCCAATTATTATTCATCTAAGAATAAAGAGTACAAATCAAGCGATGTTCTCCAAATTTGCGAAGATTTTTCAAAAATATAACACTTATATGTTGAGTTCCGATCCACATTATAGTTACGAATACACTAATTTTGATTCCGACTCTTCAAACAATAGTACTGATGCTTCAAATAATAATACAAACACTATGACAAGAAGATATACGCATAATTTAGGAAATGTCAAATTATCAGAATTAAAAGGGAAAATTGTAGTTATTGTTGATAGATTAAATACTACATTTATGGATAACAAAGAATTTTATGAATATGTAAATATGACCAGTAATTCTATTTATATGCGAGCGTTGAACTATTATGATGTAAAATTTACACCAGATATGAATGAATTGCAAGAATATAATAAACAAAATATGACTATTGCGATGCCGGATAATGGCGCGGATCCCGATAATCCGAGTGGAATAATATGTAGAGAGATGGGGTGTCAACTAGTGGCAATGAGATATCAGACTTTTGACGCAAATCTAGAAGAGTCGTTGCTCTTTTTTGATGAGGCTGGTTCGGCATTTGTATTAAAACCGGAGCGTTTAAGATATAAGCAGGAGACAATACAAGAAACCCCACCCAATCCACCAGAGTTGAATTTTGCAACGCGTACGACAACACTACCATATGCTTCTTGGAACACATAATTTTAGCAAAAAATCAAATGCAAATGTGAAGTACAAAAATGTAAATACAAAGACGAATAAAATAAAAATGAAAATTTTATCTAACTCTATATTAGTTAGATAAAACTATGAAAATGAAAAAAGATATATGTGATAAATCAATGACTTTTGACGAATGTGAATTGGCTATTATGCGCGTTGCAACTGACAAAGCAGAAAAACAAATTGGTAAAGAGGTAGTAAATTCACCAGAAGTGGTAAAAATTGTGAAAATAGTGGAGAACTTTTTAAGAAGAAAGAAATTGGTTGCTTATGGTGGGACTGCGATAAATTCGATTTTGCCAAAAGAAGACCAATTTTATAATAGAGATTATGAGCTACCAGATTACGATTTTTTCACTCCGCGTGCGTTAGACGATGCCAAGGAATTGTGTGATATTTATGTGAAGGAAGGTTTCGTAGAAGTGGAGGCGAAAAATGGTGTGCACGAAGGTACATATAAGGTATATGTGAATTTTATGGCAGTGGCGGATGTCACCTTTTTACACAAAGATATTTTTAATGCAATAAAGAAGGACGCAATAAGAGTGGCAGGAATATATTATGCTCCGCCAAATTTCTTGAGAATGTCAATGTATTTAGAGTTGTCAAGACCCGCGGGAGATATTAGTCGTTGGGACAAAGTATTGAAGCGCTTAACATTATTAAATAAAAACTACCCATTAAAAGCTCACAATTGCGGCGAAATAGATTTTCAAAGGAACATGGAAGACCGAACAAATGTGGATGAAATATATGACACTGTGAAGGATACATTAATAGATCAAGGTGTAGTATTTTTTGGAGGATATGCAATGACTTTGTATTCGTCTTATATGCCGAGAGCATTACAGAAGAAATTTCAAAAAAACCCAGATTTTGATGTGTTGTCTGAAGAGCCACAAACAACCGCTGAAATAGTAAAAGAGCGATTGGAAGATATAGGAATCAAAGGCGTAAAAATAGTCAAAAAACCGGAAATAGGAGAAATAGTTGCACCGCATTATGAAATACGAGTTGGATCCGACGCAGTCGCGTTCATTTATCAACCTATTGCGTGTCATAGTTACAATGTAATAAAGATTCATGGTTCTACAATAAAAATAGCGACAATTGATACAATGTTGAGTTTCTATTTGGCGTTTTTGTATGCGGCGCGAGATTATTATGATTCGGATCGTATATTGTGCATGTCGCAATACTTATTCAAAGTGCAACAGCAAAATAGGTTAAGACAAAAGGGGTTATTGAAGCGTTTTAGTATAAACTGTTATGGACATCAATCAACAATGGAAGAAATACGAGCTCAAAAGTCGGAAAAGTATATGGAGTTGAAAGACAAGAGGGGTACGAGAGAATATGATGAGCATTTTTTGAGATACAGACCCGCCGATAGTAAAAAGGCGAAAACTGAGAAGAATACAAAAAGAAAAGAACCAAAATCTGTTAGGAAAAAAGCACGACGAGAGAAAACGAAGAAACGCGGACGTGGTGGGCTCTTTTACTGAATGCGTCTTTAAGTTAAAATTGAAATAAATATATTGTGTAAAAATTACAACATATTTACTGCGAGCAATGTCAATAATGATTTGTTCGCGCACTTCCGCATTTTCTCGGTATATAATGAAACCGATGTGTTTGCAAAATGTGCAACCACTCTTAGAGCCCAAAAGGCAAGAACTTTTGAAAAATACAAATATAAATTTCAAAAATATACAAAATATACAAAATATGCAGAATATGCAAAAAAGAAAAATGTCATCCTTTACTCCGAGAGAACCCAATAAAGGGCCACCCGCTTGGCTATTGGTTTTGCTAGGAACTTATATTATATTCAATGCCCCTTCTCGTAGGTAAATAGTTTGTTTTCTTATTTCTTGACATTGTTCTTTTTTTGATTGTTTTCATTGTTTTCAAAGTTTTTTTATTTTTATTTATGGGGTTTCCACCTTTTCCCCCATTAAATTCAAACCCAGTCATAACACCAAAATGGTCAGAAACAAATAATTCGTATCCATCGTCCAATGATTTTTGTTCTTTATAAGTTTCGAGTTTTGCTTCTGATTCTGCATCATTGCCAGGTTTAAAAACGAGAGCCAATTCATAATCCTCATTTATTTTATCTTCGACTAATTTCAAAGGCTTGTCATTGACAACAGCACTTGAAGTGGCTTTTAATTTATCGTTGAAAAATATTCCATCATATCTTAATTTTTTTTCTTCCAATTTTCCCAAATATCTCAATGTATTTATGTCCGTATTTTCTGTAAATCCAGGGTCTTCTGGGTTCAAAACTTTGAAAGAATCTTTCAATCCCAAAGCTTTTAAAAAGACAAGTTCTGACCAATTATCTGTATCATCTGGACTTCCATCATAATGAATAGAATTTAATTCAAAATTGAAATCTCCCAATACAACGATTGCTTTTTTGCCTGTATAAGAATCAATGAGCGATTTAATAAACACGAGTTGTTGACGACGACATCGTGACGCGTTTTCCCAATTGTATTTTAAACCGGGCGAAAATGGAGACCCAGCCTGCAAATAAACATTAAAAATAACTAGTTCTTCAAATTCATAAACTCCCAATGCATTATAATAACTGGAATTGCCTTGAAGCATATATGTAGTTTGCTTTAAAGCTGGATATTTTGAAATAAGCATAACCGTCGCGTTCGCCCCCTGAAGAGTTAATTTTTTAAAATCTTCTTCGCTTGGATAAAAATACGGATACATTTTACTCATTGTCCCCGCTGATTCAGTGTATAAAAATTGAAAAAACTCGGGTGTCATCTCTTGAAAACATAGAAAATCGGGATAATTATTATCTATTAAAAATTTGCGAAAATAGGCGGTTCTTAAACGCATTATATGTAACACAGCTAGGTTTTTTTTATCTTGTGGATCAACAGAATCTGGATTTATTTCGGACTCGGGGTTTCCAAAATACAATCCAAGAGCATTTTGCGTGACAATTCTAAAGCTCCTAGGCACTCTCGGATCGCGGTATTCGGTGCTGACTGGCTCCTTCTTTTGACTGAAACATGAAGTGGGTGCAAATTCGGGAACATAAGATTTCAAGCGTCCAAGTTCTTCTTGTTTCAAAACATCTTCATTGATTTTATTTTTCTCTTCTTCTGTTAGATTGCTATTTGGTATTACTTCAAAACGAGCAACATCTGATGTTGATGTATTTCTCTCAATCCTTTTTTCTGTGGGATTGTAATGAAATTTGTAATTAGGATTTTCACAATCTATCTCTCTATTAACACATAATGCAAAATTCACTTGTTCTTTATCGCACATTATTCTCGGAGCGCTACATGTTTTTTTATAACCCGGACCGTCTATTTCATAACCACCTTTTTGGTTTATTTTTGCCATTATTTTTTTTGTTTTAGTTTTTTGGGTATCATTTTTTTTACTGTTTTTACCATTTTTACTATTCTTACTATTTCTATTTTTTGTTGTCATTAGATAATAATTAGATAATAATTAGATAATAATTAGATAATAATTAGATAATAAATTTTACAATTATTGAATAAATATTTACACACAATAATGCTCTATAAGTAAACCAAATATTTCGCCAAATATTTTTCCAGCGAGCGTGTCTTTAAATTGTTCTGGAATATACTTTATCAAATAAATATAAAGAATCAAACAATAAACAATGATCTTTTCAAGCGCGGTTTTGAATGCTCCATTCGTTATCCAATAAAAGAAAGTCCAATCATTTACATAGCTACACATCTGCGTGTTTGATTGTTTTATAAAAAATAAATGTATGTCTAATATTCCGGCTAAAATTCTATGAAAATTTGTTTTTTCATTTTTAACTGAAAATGCATGTGTAATTTTATCAATCCCTAGTAAATCTATATATAGCAGTTTTTTATTAGGTTCGCATCTAAATATATATGGATTTATTCCGTCTATATATCTTTTTTCGAGAACCGGAGCACCATTTATAAAATATGGAATAAATGTGCTTCTTTTTATGCACTGTAATAAATCATCATTTGAACTATATTTTCTTCGAACAATTTTCTTTTTTCTTTTTATATCATGAAAACATATGCATATTTTATTTGATATTTTCTTATAACTATCTTCTTTCAAAAAAGGCGCAAATTTGTTGTCTATATAGTCGTGCAAACAATCCAAATTTTTATATTTTTTGAAATGTTCTAATGTGCATTCATACAAGTCTATTGCCAAATCTAACCTATCTATGTAATATAATAATGCACACAAAGCACCCGCGCTGCAACAAGATATTTTTCCTATTTTTATTTTCTTTTGATTTTCCATTTCTCTCAAAAAAAACAAACTGCCGATTTGATAACTTCCATTAAATATACCTCCGTCTAATATCAAGTCTATTTCTTGCGTTTTCCCTTCAGCAGAAGGTGGAACATTATCAATAAGTTTTTTTACATATTCTTCTATTATAGTTTTCATTTTTTTGATGTTTTGATATAGTTTTGATATATTTGATATATTTTATTAGTTGATTTACAACGAAATAAGTTAAAGAGTTTCTATTAATTTGTGCAATAAATATATTATGACTGATAAATGCAATTTTTATTGTTTGTCTTATAAAAATCCAGAAAGAAAGGCAGCTATGCAGAATCGTTTTAAAAATCTTGGAATTGATATATTTATCTATCATGGCGTAAGTTTCGACGACGAAAGAATTGTGGGGCGTCATATACATGAACATTCGAAACGATGCTGGTCTTTTACTTATGGACATCTTGATATAATCCGTGAATTCTATTTTAATAGTGAAAAAGAGTATGGAATTTTCTGTGAAGATGACATTTATATTCGCAAGGATTTTGTCGAACATTTACCGAAAATTGTTGAGAACTTTGAATCTATGCAATTAGATCTTCTTTTGCTCGGGTATTTAACTAGATATACTATTGATGAAAATCACGCGGGAATTCATTTAAAAGGACCAAAATCTACAAATGAACATCCATTTTCATATTACAATTTACCTGATTTTATTTGGGGCGCTCAAATGTACATGTTGTCTAAATCACAAGCTGGTGCACTGATAACTAAATATTCACCACCTTATGCGGATCTTTCCATAACAAATACATCAATGAAGCCATTTAATTCTGATTGGACAATAACAAAAGAAGGAAATCGCGCACTTATTTATCCAATGATTGCATTGGAAGACGGGAAAACAAATTATTCAGATCAAGGACAATTTATTTTGCATCGAGAATGTCATGAAGCTAATTATATTAAGGATATGTTCTATGAATGAGTTATTTAGGAAAAAACAAGAAAGGTAAAGAAAATATACAAATAATTATCTATAAAAGCGTAAAAATATTTTATTAGAATTTTAGAATTTTATTTTACTTCGACTTATGAAACATTAGTCCTTACTAGGCTTAAGGTGTGTTGGTGAATTTTTATCCAAATGGACACAAATCAACCGAAGAGCCATATCCCTTTCGTGGATAAATATATTTATTCACGAATAGAGATTAAGTAGATATGGTTTTATTTCCACACTATAAAATAAATTATCTATAAAACAATTTATTTTATTAGCATAATAGCATTGAATAAAATACAACAAAAAAATTTTTTTTTACAGTTTTTATTGAAAAAACCAGATCTACCTAAGCCTATTCCTTACTTTTCACAGTTTTTTGTTAATTGTCAAACGATTCATAAATCCATTTTCATCATTTTTATACATTAAATATAAATTTATTATTTCCGCGGGCGAATACAAATATTGTTTCACCTTACTCAAC